GCTGCTAGTCAAATTTATTCAATGCTTATGGATTATAAGGATGAAGTTACAGTCAAGATTGATGGAATTGCAGCTTCAGCAGCTTCGGTAATTGCTATGGCTGGTACAAAGGTCAAAATGGCACCGACAGCTTTAATTATGATTCACAATCCATCAATGGCAGCCTTTGGTGAACGAAAGGACATGGAAAAGGCTATCGATATCCTTAATGAGGTAAAAGAATCCATTATCAATGCCTACGAACTAAAGACTGGGCAATCGAGAACGGTTCTATCTCACTTAATGGATAGTGAAACTTGGATGAATGCCAACAAGGCAATCGAGCTAGGTTTTGCAGATGAAATCTTAGAAGACGAAAAGAAGCAAGTTCCTATGGAAGCATATGCATTTGGTGCTAGGGAATTTGATGTTCAGCTTGTTAACAAGATTTCAAATAAGGATGTTCCTGCATCTAAAAAAGGACGCTCTGTCAGCGAACTAAAAGACAAACTAGTCACAATCAAAAAATTAATTTAGGAGGAATAAGAAAATGACTATTAACGAACTTATCGAAAAAAGAGCCAATCTTTGGAAGGCTATGGATGCGTTCCTTAAGGCTCAAACTAATGACAAAGGTGTGCTTAGCGAAGAAGATGATGCTAAGTATGCTGCTATGGAACATGACTTTGACAACCTTTCTAAGGAAATCAAACGTCTTGAAAAGCGTAATGCTATTGAAGCTGAATTAAATATGCCAGTTAACAGGCCTATCGTTGGTAAGCCTATGGTTGAAGACGAAGATGAAAAGACTGGTCGTGCTTCCAAGAACTATAAAAAGAGTTTCTGGAATGTAATGAGAAGCAAAACTGTCCGTCCTGAAGTGGCTGATGCTCTTCAAATCGGTACTGACTCTGAGGGTGGTTATTTAGTTCCTGATGAATTTGAAAACACTCTTGTTGAAGCTTTGGAAGAAGAGAATATCTTTAGAAAACTTGCTCATGTCATCAACACTTCTAGTGGTGATCGTAAGATTCCTGTTGTTGCATCTAAGGGTACAGCTTCTTGGGTTGATGAAGAAGGAACTATCTCTGATAGCGATGATGCATTCAATCAAGTTTCTATCGGTGCCTACAAGCTTGGTACTTTAATTAAGGTTTCCAATGAACTTTTAAATGACAGTGCATTCAATCTTGAATCCTACATTTCTAAGGAATTCGGTAGACGTATCGGTAGCAAAGAGGAAGAAGCATTCTTCACTGGTAATGGTACTGGTAAACCTATCGGTATCTTCAATGCCACTGGTGGTGCAGAAGTTGGTGTAACTGCTGCAAGTGCAACTGCAATCACTGCCGATGAAATCATCGATTTATTCTATTCTTTAAAGGCTCCTTACAGAAAGAAAGCTGTATGGATTTTAAATGACTCTACGATCAAGGCAATCAGAAAGTTAAAAGACACAACTGGTAACTACTTATGGCAACCAGCATTAACTGCAGGTACTCCTGATACTATCTTAGGCAGACCTGTGTATACATCTAGCTATGTTCCTACTATTGCAGCTGGTGCAAAGACTATTGCTTTTGGTGATTTCTCTTACTATTGGATTGCAGATAGACAAGGACGTATCTTCAAGAAGTTAAACGAACTTTATGCCGCAACTGATCAAACTGGATTCGTTGCTACTCAAAGAGTAGATGGTAAGTTAGTGCTTCCTGAAGCAATCAAAGTCTTACAGCAAAAAGCTACCGCAGCTAGCGGAAACTAATATAGGAGGTGGCAGGAATGACTGCAAATGATTTATTAGCACAGGTGAAGCAAAATCTAATCATAACATTCAACGACGATGACAGTCTTATTGTTTCTTTCATTTCTGCCGCCATCTCTTATGCAGAAGGTTATCAGCATCTTGATGAAGGCTATTATTTAACTCACGAGATGAGCGAAAGAACCAAGCAAGCTGTTATTATGCTAACAAGCCACTTTTATGAATCACGTGATGGTTCAACTGGTGGCTTTTTTGCTGATAACACAAATGCCAGCGACCAGACATATAAAGCTGTTAATAGACTTTTAATGCTAGATAGAGAGTGGAAGGTGTAGCCTATGGGACTTGGTTTAATGAATAAAAAAGCACAGATCATTTCAATTGATCGTGAAACCGATTCTGAGGGCTTTAGCTTCGAGTCTGTGGCGGTTTTAGCGGAGGTTCGAGTGTTTGTTGAAGGAAGGCATGGAAGCGAACGTTGGGCGAATTTGGCGGCTTTCTCGGAGGCTACTGATTTATTCAAATTAAGGAAGATTCCAGGACTTACCATAACAACCAAACATTACTTAGTAATAGATGAAGTTAGGTATGACATCCTATCCGTTGAAAACATCAAAGGAAGAGGAATGTACCTAGAAATTCTCGCAAAGAGAGTGGAGGCATCAAATGGCTAAATGTACTGCAAAGCTACCAGAAGAACTACTCGAAAAACTATCTAGGGTTGGAAGCAATATGGATAAGATAGCCGAGTCTGCATTGAATGCTGGAGGCGAGGTTGTATTAAAGAAAACCAAGAGCAATCTGACATCTATGGTAAAAGGTCCATCATCTGGTCAATTAGTAAATGCCTTAGGTTTATCGCCAGTCTTGCTTGATAGAAATGGCAACTACAACGTTAAGGTAGGCTTTGATGAATACAGAAAAGATGGATCATCTAATGCTATGGTCGCAAACATTATTGAATATGGAAAACATGGTCAACCAGCACGTCCTTTCTTAAAGAATGCGAAAACAGCCTCAAAGAAGGAGTGCGAAAAGACTATGGCTAAAACTATTGAGGAGGAGATTGAAAAACTATGAATATCCTATCAGAAGTAAAAGAGCTTCTATCAAGCTTAAATATTCCGATTGAAACAGGTGTTTTTAGTAAAGAAGCTCCAAATGAATACATTGTATTGGTTCCTCTTGCTGACTCTTATCCGCTTAATGCAGATAACGTTCCTCAAACAGACCAGCAAGAACTTAGAATCACATTATTTACTAAGGGTAATTATGTCCAGCTAAAGAATAGAATTTCACGCAGGCTTATTACTCATTTCTTTTATGTAACCGATAGAAGATACAATGGTTACGACACTGAGACAGGCTACTATCAGTACACAATAGACGTAGCCAAAACTTATGACATAGAGGAGGATAATTAACTATGGCAACAATTGGATTAGACAAATTATTCTATGCACCTATCACTGAAGATGGTAGTGGCAATGAAACCTACGGTACTCCAGTTCAGCTTGCAAAAGCTATCTCTTGTGATTTATCCGTAGAACTTAATGAAGCAACTCTTTTTGCTGACGATGGACAAGCAGAAATAGTGAAAGAATTTAAAAGCGGAACTTTATCATTAGGTATTGATGACATCGGTCAAAGCGTAGCAGCAGCATTAGTTGGTGCAACTGTTGATGATAATGGTGTATTAATTTCTGGTGGTGAGGATGCTGCAAGACCTGTCGCTATCGGTTTTAGAGCGAGAAAAGCAAATGGAAAATATAAGTATTATTGGCTTTATAGAGTCTTATTTGGCATTCCTGCAACTAACCTAGCAACAAAGGGAGATTCTATTACTTTCTCTACACCTACTATTGAGGGAACTATCTTTCGTAGAAATAAAGTAGACGCATTAAACAAACATCCGTGGAAGGCTGAAATCACTGAAGATGGAACCAATGCCACTGTTGTTAACGCTTGGTATAACGCAGTTTATGAGCCTACATATGGAGGTGAATAATCATGGCATATGAAGATAGAGAAGTAAAAATCAAGGTTGGCGACAACGAATATGAACTTTTGTTAACAACTAAGGCAACAAGAGAAATCTCAAAAAGATATGGTGGATTAGAGAAGCTTGGCGACAAGTTAACTCAATCAAAAACCTTTGAGGATTCCATTGGCGAGATTGTTTGGTTACTTGCATTACTTATCAATCAACCAATTCTTGTTTATAACCTTAAGAACAAAGGCAATGAAAAACCTCTAGTGACTGAAGATGAAATCGAGCTTCTTACAACTCCATCTGATTTATCAGATTATAAAGAAGCAATCACTGA